GCCATTAGCTGATCGATGCCGAGTATTTGAGGCGATGCCGCATTAAGCGCGGCGACCAGTTTTATTTCCTGCGCGGTCAGGCTGAATGTCTCACGCAAATAGCCTGCCACATCGTCCACCCGGCCCGACAATTCCTCGATCAGGTAAAGCCCATGTTCCAATCGCTGATCTGGGGGCAGCGCCATCACTTGCTGTTTTAGCGTGTTCATGGGAAGTCCATACATGGCGATGCGTCCTTGTTCAAAAGCCCCCGCCACCGTTCCGGGCGACGGGGTTTCATCTATGACGGTCTAGTAGTCGCTCATGACGTAGATTTTAGCGACCTCGATAGCCTCCGGCGCCGCGCGAGCGCCGTTGCGCGCCTGAAAGTTCAGGCCCATCCCGTTATTTTCCCCCGGCAAATCGTCGCTGTATTCTGTGTCCAGAACAAGAACGCCAGTGCTGATGTTAGTAATCTTCACCCTTACCGACGACGCGTTAGGTGGGCAAAACATCATCAGATCAAAGCCGTGATTTACGTTGCGCGCGGCATCAGCGCCCAGATCGACTTTGACAGCCGTTCCCGCTCCATCGTTACGCATGAAAAACAGGTTACCCGTGTCGGGGTCCGTTGAATCGTAGCCAACGCCGAGCATGTTCGTCAGTGCAGACGGGTTGCCAGCAAGTGCCACTGAGCTGCTAGACAGGCCGAAAAACTTCTGCCCACCGTTCAGGTTTATGCCGATGCCGAATTGCGCGCGCAAAAAGAACCCGCCAAACCCCGGTGAGCTGCCCCTGAACCACTGCGGATCTGATCTGATTCCGCACTGTTGCCCGGGTGCAGACGAAGTAATGCCACGTATCCGCTTTATCGCTGCCCACCGGACTGTCGATGCAAAGGTTTGCAAAGTGGTAATCGTGCCCACAGTCAAAACACCTGTTCCGACAGACGATATTGAGTTGGCGCGCTGGGGGCTGACCAGCGTAATGCTATTGCCGTGCAGACCCACCTGCAACGCGGTGTCGAGGCCATTCGGGCCGAGTATCTTCGGCTGGATCAGCCCTGCATACGACTGCGCATAAAGCGCCATGCCGCCCGCTGCCGGGGTTGCCGGGTCTGCGGTATCCATCAGTCGCAGGTTTCCAGCGTCCACCTCAACATTCGCCGCACCGCCGAATGCGCCTGCGTCGTTGAACTGTAGCTTGCCGGTTGCGCCACCGGGCGACCCTCCACCGCCCCCGCTTGGTGTGACCCATGCGGAATCGAAGTCTGTTGCCGACGACTTTTGAAGCACTTGTCCGGTTGTGCCGCCGACGGGCACACCTGCGCCATCCGCCCCCGTCGCCCCTGCCGGTCCTTGAATACCCTGCGCGCCGTTGGTTCCGTTGGTTCCCGGCGCACCCGTCAAGCCTTGGATGCCCTGTGCGCCGGTCGGCCCTTGGATGCCATCCGCACCCGTCTGCCCTTGAATACCCTGCGCGCCGTCCGCGCCCGTCAAGCCAATGGGGCCTTGCGGTCCGATGGGGCCTTGGATGCCTTGCGGCCCCTCTGGACCGGGCGGTCCAATCGGCCCCGGCTCGCCGCCACCAGTGCCGCCACCAGCAGGCCCAGCCGGGCCTTGGATGCCTTGATCGCCCGTGTCGCCCTTTGGCCCGATAGGCCCCGTCAAACCAATCGGCCCCGTCAAACCAATCGGCCCCTGAATGCCCGATGGACCTTCTGGACCCGCAGGCCCGACGCCACCACCACCGCCCCCGCCCAGGCTTACCGCGACTTCAAACTGTTGAGCGCCCGAAACCGTGACAGCCGGGCCTTCTACCGTTGTGATCTCGACCAGCATCAAATCACCTTCAAGTTCATCAGTGGCAGACCAATGCTGTCGCCCGGCCCGTTGATCTGCAAACGAAAGCCATAGGTGCCAACCGGGATAGGTGCGGTCCCCTCGATCAGCACCTCGAACGCACCGCCCGCCGCATCCGTGATCGTTGCCGACACTCGGCCTTCGATCTGCGGCGCGGCGCCAAAGACTTCGACGGTCCTGCCGACGAGGCTGACGGGCGCGCCCTCGCTTGTTATTGCCAGCACGATGCGCACATCGCTGCCGCTTGTTACCCGCAAAATCGTCATTGGTTTCTCCTGATTATCCCGGCCATTACCAGCAGCCGCGCGCGCGGCCAAATTCGTTATGGGCCAGCACGTCGCGCGCCTCGGCCTCAGTCATTGCGTCAATCGTCGCGGTGGTTAGCCGGATCTGCTTGAACCCGGCGCAGCTATTGCTGCCTGTCCCAACGCTCACGCAGCCGCTGCTTAGTGTCAGCATCAACAGCAATCCTGTTATCGACTTCATTGCGAACCTCGTATGCTTTTGCATCGGCCCGGAGACCCTTGTTTTCTGCCCGCACAGCGCCGCTGCGCTTGCCAGACCACCATGCACCCACCAGCGCAGCCACCAGCGCCACAGCGCCCGCTAGTGCGCGCTTGATCCATGTGGGGATGATTGCCCAGATCATGTTGCACCGCCGTGGCGTTTGGCGACCGCATAGCCGACCTCGACCAGCGCGCCGATGGCAAGAGCCACGACCGTCACAACGTCGGGGTCCGCAGAAAGCATGTCGCCCTGCGCGGCACCGATCACCAGGCCGACGCCATAGCGCAGCACGATCCGCGCGATTGGAAAGAAGTCCATCAGTGGGTGCTCCCCTTGCCTGAAAACAGCACCGCCAGCGCGGCCTTGATAATTGCCCAGATTGACACGGCTGGCGGGACGCTAGGAATTGGCGGCAAACTGACCGCAGCGGGCTTTGGTGCTAACGGTTGATCGCCCATGCCCCCCGCCTCGATGATCGCCCGCATGAACACCTGATGGAACGCCGCATACTTCGCGCCGTTCAGCTTCACGTCGCCGTTCATTATCGCCCGCGCCGCGACAGGCGCAAAGCCCGCACCGTTGCCAAAGTCTGCCAGCCGCTTGCCCGTATATCGCCCCGTGGTCATGCCGTGCATGATCGACGCAACAGCCTTGTCAGGCCGCAAGATGGCCTCGGGCTTTTCCATGATCGCCACCTTGGCGTAGTTGTCGCGTCCGGTCAGTTGGTCGATCCCGCCGCCGCGATAATCCCAACCATCATCAGTGCCGCGCCGATTGCCCAAGCGGTCGCCGTAGACGCTGTTTGCCAGCGCCCTCGGCTTGCCTGCAAACTGCACCGCCTCGGGACGGGTCGGCCACACCTGCCGGATCCGCGCCGCGCTGTAGTTCATCCGCTCGCGCACGGGCGTCAGCTTGGCCTCGCCCCATCCCGTCGCCAGTATATATGCGGTATGCTGTGCCGACAGCCCCTTGGCGTGCGCGGCATCAAGGATCGCATCGGCCACCTGAACCTGCACGGGCAACAGCGGGCCAAACGCCGCGCGCACCACGGCGAAGAACGTCGATCGGTTCATCTCGTCACTCCCCAAATGTTTCCGTCAGCCACACCGGATGCAGCGGAATCCATCCCCACAGCACCACCCGCCACTCAGCGGTCATCACCTTGACACCCGGCATTGCAAGGCACGGCGCAAGCCCCGGATTGATCTGGAACCGCACGGTGTCAAACGGGCGTGGCTGGAACAGGTTTTCGCCGCTCACCTCGCACTCGGATCCTGTCGATGGCACGAAGACCTCAGCCCGCCAGCGCGCCGTTACAGCCCCGAGCGGCGTTTTTCGGACGATCACCAGATTTTCATCGCTTAGGCCGATGGATACAGGGCGGATAAAAAACCACGACTGCGACAACGCTGGCAGCAACGCGAAAAAGAACAGCGACACCAGCGCCAGCCGAAGCGCCAGCCTTGATTGCATCGCCCGCATCATTTGAACCACTCCGCGATCCTGCCAATCGCTGTATCCCATGACGCGATAAACGCCGCGATGCCGCCAAGGGTGACGATGATCAGCCGCGAGAAACGCCCCCACTGTTGAACGCCGCGATAGGTGTTTATCATCTCATTCAAAGTGGCCCGGTCAGCCTCGGGCCAATGCTCCGCTGCGACCAACTTTTCGAGACGGTCGATTGTATCAGTCTGTTGAGTCATGCGGGCCACACGATCAAGGGCATTGATGCCAGCAACGCCGCCCGCTCGGGCAGGACGCCCGTCGCCTGTGCGCTGCCTAGCGCGGCAAGGGCGGTAAGCCAGACTGCATCGCGCCACGCCACAAACGCCGCCGCCTCGCTGGCCCAAAGCGGCACGGTGGAGGTGGTGTAAGAGGCGATGTGCGCGGCAGAGTTGTAGTTGCGCTGCCGTGATACGTCCTCGACATGCGCGTTGATGGCCGCAGTCACTTCGGCCTGATACGCGGCGATTGCTTGCGCCTGCGACTGCGCCGCGCTGATAACTTGAGTGAAGTCAATCGTCATTGTGCGCCCCCCGGCAGGCTGACCGGCCCGCCCGCTGCCGTGATCGGCGCGGGAAACCGCGTTTCTTCGTCCGCGTCTGTGCCGTGCGGCAGGATCAACGGCACCGTCAGCACGCCGCCTTGGTCGCGGGTTACGTCGCCTCCAATCCATGCGCTGCCGATGGCGGCGCGCGGCAATCTATCGCCAGCCATCAGCGGGCCGAAGTCCAGCGCATCGCCGTTCAGCGTCAGCACATCGCCCGCGACCGATGCGGTTAAGGTCTGGTCCATGCGAACCGGCGAGAATGTCAAAATCATCATCATGCCCCCTTAGAACCAGCGACCGATGGCGGTGTAACCAAACCGAAAGTCATCGGTCAGCGATATTGACGAAAAAGCGCGGATTGCGCCGTTGGTGAGTGCCGTCTCCGTCGGGCTTCCATTTATAGTAACCCACCCATCTGTATTGTTTGCGAACCCGCCACGGATCTGAACAGCGGGGGCGATGCTAAAAGCTGCGGGAAACGTCGGAACGGGAATGGCGGTGTTGGTAAACAATGCACCCCGCGCGACGGTGACGGCCAAAGCCGCCGTGGTAAAAGCGTGCCAGCAGATCTGTGTGCCATCAGCCCACCGCGTAAACTGGCCGTTGGCATTGCCGCCCCGCTCGACAACCGCCCCAGTCGGCACGCCCGCCGTGTGAGATACCGTGCCGACGATGTTGCCCCGACGAAACGCTTGCGCAGGGCCTGCGCCCGTGGTCAGCAGCCGTCACGTCGCTGGTCGTCTGCACGGGCGGCAGGAATTGCCCGATGCTGACCGATGTGCTGGCCCCGGTTTTTTGCCGGATATCCAGCCCGCCAGCCGGTGTCAGCGGAACGTAGAAGACAGCGTTCAACGCCACCGCCGCGATACCCGCCGACGCCGTGGGGTATATCAGCGCGCCCGCCGCAATGGCCGATGATAGCGCCGCCGCCGATGCCGTCTGCGCCGTGGTCGATGCCACAAGAGCCGCCGCGTTGGACGCCAACAGCGCGGCGTATAGCGCAGGATCAAGGTTGACGTTAAAGCCCGGAACCGCTGGCACTGGATTGTCCAGCAACTGCTTGACGGTATAGCTTGCCGCCGCGCCCACCTGCACCGCGCCCATGTCAAGCGTGACCCGCTGCGACATTCCGCCAAAGGGATCAGCCAGTGTAACCGTGAGCCCGATGCGGTAGAACGTGCCGCGCAGGCCCGAGGTGTTGCGCCACAGCACGGCCCCCGCTGGCATATCGCCGTTTGGGAGCAGCGCATAGCTACGCTCGATATTGCTCACCACATCGCCTAGCGTGTCGGTGTCATAGCCCGACAGCGTAAATCGTGCGACGGCATCCACCGGGGCCACGTTGTTGGGCAGGACAAAGCGTCCCGTGATAAGGGATGTTGTCGCCATTGCAGTCTCCGAATGTCAGGGGGTGTTAGGCGATGCCGCCAAGGCAATAAAAATCGAAATTAGCCGTGTTGGCTGATTGGTGCCAAGATAGCTGGAACGCATTGCAGCCAGCCGGAACGGTGTGCGTTCCCGATGCCAGAAACAGAAAGTTTAATGACCCAGATGATGGATTTCTAGCGGCTGATGCTGAAAAGTTAAACGCACCTGTTTGCAGGTTAAGACGCATTGACCCAGCGATACTGCCGCCGCCATCGGTGCCGGGAAAATTCGTGTTCACTATGTTTTGCCATGCGCCATAGGTTGAACCGTTATTGCTGGAATAGCGGGCGCGCAAAATACGATCTGCCGAAACACTGCCAGTCAGATCAGCACGAACCAGCCCCATTCGGTCGCAGTTCGTATAACCGACTGCCGTGGTATCAACCACCGAAACAGCCCCCATTGATATTCCACCAAGGGAGACGCCTTGCACGCGCGGCGCACCCGGCGCACCCTCGGCAATGGAGATTGGATTGTCCCGAAGCGCCAAGCCACTCGCAGAGGTGATTGGCTTGCCGACCAAAAAGATCGCGTTAAGAAGCGTTGTCCAAGATGCCATGCTTTAATTCCACTGATAACCGTTGGAGCCGTCAGGCAACAAGCCCGCAGCGTCAGCCCACCAAGCGCCATCCGCCTTTTGCAGATCGCTCGCCGCCGCATAATCCGGCGCATCGTTCGCCACCCATGACGCGAACTTTCCGATTAATTCGTAGGTCTGCAAGTCAAGCGCATATATCTCACCCATCTTAACCTCCTCCCAACTGATAACTTGCCAGCGCGAAGAAAGCACCCGGCCCTCAGCGTCCACAATCTGCCGCTGCGTTACGTCGCAAACATCGCCAATCGTAATTGCCCGATCCTTGGAAGTGACCTGAATTGTCAAAAACCTTGGCACGTCCCGATAGCGCGACAATATCCGGCTGATGACCTGTTGCGCATGTGCAGCCGTGCCGACCCATCGCGCCGTGATTTCCAGCGTGCGCGCCTCACCGCCAGCGCGGGGATCTTCGTTTTCGCCCTCAACAGTCGCATCCACAACAAGATAATTTGCCTTGTCGTTCTTGGTGTAATCCTTCGGCCCGTAGTAAACGAAAACCCGCGTCAATGTGCTTTCAGGTTCGCGCTTGATCCGCACGCTATCGGCGACAATGTTCGACACTCCATCAAGCAACGTCACCGCGCCCCTTGGCGGGCGGATGGCCTGCATCTTGACCTTGGCCGCGTATTCATCCCACCACACAAAGAACATTCCCTGCTGGCACGTCTCGCCCATCAGATCGAATACAGGCGTGGGAGTCGTGATAACCGCCGTGCTGCGAAGCGTCGAAAGGTAGGTTTCACCCTCATCAATCCACATCGGCCCATCAATCAAAGCCGCACCAACAGGCGTGTGGTTTTGCAGCAGGTCACGCGCGCATTGCCACGTCGGCACGTCCTCGTAATAGCCAATCCGCTGAACCCGCGCATCAATCGCCGCAGATGCCGCGACACTGCGCAACTGCCCACGAGCCACAGCCACGTCATAGATGCCCGGCTCAACAGTCACATGGCCAGAATAGAGCATGATTTCAGAGCCGATAATCAGCCCCTTGCGGGTGGATATGCCAAAGGCTTTTGACAGGTTTGTTTCGTCATTGGTCAGAACCCGGATCGTGCTTTGCGTGTCGTCAATGGCGCTGATCAATCGCACGTCCATGGCATCGGGGAACAGCGACCGCTTGCCCTCGGCCTGCACCAATGGAGATACACCGCTGATCGTGACGCCCCCGTTTCCATCCGGCCCGTCGATCTTGTCCACAGCGTAACGCCGCTGACGAAACTCACTCAATTCCTGCCCCGCGTAGCCGTCATAGACGACCAACTCCATGCCGCCAAAGAACCGATTGCGCGCGGCCCATACCGACCAGAACGTGCGGTCAGGCAATGCCCCCCGGTCGGCGGTGTAGAAGTCTCCAACATGATCGTCCCAAGGAAAGTCGCGCATTGAAACCCGGCAAGTCGCCTGCACACCAAACGGGCTTTTGCCCTCCAGCACGCCAGCCGCGTTTACTTGCGCCTTTGACGTGCTGACGCTCAGGCCATCAACCGGAATGCAGTTCGTGCGGATCTGGTTTGTGACCGCGAAGTCACCGAAAGCGAATTGACCGGGGCGGTTGCTGATGAACATCCACTCGATTGTCCCGCTGTTCACAAAGGCCGTTTGCGCCTTGCACGTCGGCCATGTCTGGAAACACTTGGGCGTGCCAGTTGCGGGGCAAGCCCCCACACCGAAGCGCAGGCTGCAACGCTTTTGCCGAAAGCCGACAATCTGGACCGGATCAAGCATTGCCCGTCACTCCGAAAGTCACGCTGATGGACATCCGGTCGTTTGGGATCGTGCGCTCGGGAATGACCGGCCCGTTCGTATACGCGAAAACAACCGACTTGGGAAACTTGCCTGGGCGGTCCGCCATAAATGCGGGGCGCGATTTCAGATCATCAAGCAGCCTCGTCAGATAAGCCTCGGCCCATGCCTCCGACAGATAGTCAATCTTCATGCTTGCTGGAACGGATCGCCGGGTCACATAGCGCCCAAGCCATTGTCCGCCATCGCTGACTGGCGTGCTGTATTCATCCTGCACCGCCCGCTCAAAGCTGACCGAACCGACATAATCAGAACGCTGCGGAAACTCTAGCACGTCGCCAAAGTAGATCACACCGACCGTTGGAATTGCGCCCGTGAACTCAACCCGCATCCGGTCGCGCACCTTGCGCCGGATCAAGAAGAAAATAGGGCTATCGTCTGTTGGCACGATGCTTGCGATTGTCACCCATGCCGAGCCGTTCCACTCATTAAGGTTCACAGTCGCGCCGACCGTGCCGCAGTTGTGCGCAGCTATCCCGCAATAGCTGGTTTCCGCGCTTGTGAACGTCAGCGTCCAAGTCGCAGGAACCGCCGTAGGACGCCACCACTGCGCGGTGTTGGCGTTGGAGGCATTGGCCGCGGGGAAGCCAGCCGCCGCCGTAGACGCCGCCACCGCGCCGCTGAAAGGCATCGCGCCGATTCGCGGATGATCCAGAGGGTAAGCCACGCCCGCAAAGCCAGGCTCAAACACGATCATGCGCGCACCAGATTGATTACCCGGCCCTGTCGCAGGCCGTCGTTGATTTGCGTGAATAGCCCCTCGATGGAGTTGCGCGAGAACGTGTCACCGACCAGTGAGATATTCGCCACCGATTGCGGCGCAGCCGGTGCCGCGCCCGATCCCGCCGAAGATCCACCGCCGCCGCCGCCGGGCTTGGCAGACTTGATGTTCTTCACCGCATTCAAGCCAGTCCCCAATACCTTCTCAAACGCCACAATGTTTTGAGGGAACGGCAGCCTCAGCGCTTCGGTCGCGCCCGTCCAAGCGTTCACCAGCGCTTGCGCAATGGCGAACTTCTTGGAACCCTGAAAAAGCGTGCCAAGCGTAGACATGATCTGCGTTGCCATGCCCTGCGTTGATGCCACAGCCCCGTCTGTCAATACGCTGACCGCCGCGTTCACCAAGGCGCTGCTTTCGGCAATACCGTTGGCAAGGCCCTGACCGATGTATCCGCCGATTTCGTGGAACACGCGAGAAGGCGATTGAATGTCAAGCATTTCGCGCATCCACTGGGGGAGCATCGCGCCAAGTTCATAAATTTTGGCTTTCAGTTCCTCCCACTTAAGCATGATACCATCAAGCAAGCCTTGGATCATCTGACTTCCGATTTCCAAAAGCTGCGCCGGGATAGTCCGCACATATTCCAGAAACACGTTGAACTGATCGCTCATAAACGTCACAGCGCCGCCAACCGCATCGCGCGCCGATTGCCCAAACCCGACAACCGCCGCCAAGCCATCCGCAAAAGCTGTAGTGATGAACTCCGCGACCGTGCTGATGATGGACTTGATGTCATCGCCCCATGTCATCCATGCCGCCACGATCAATGACGCCGCTGCAATGAAAAGCCCGATAGGCCCGGTCGATGCAATCAACAGGCTAAGCGCACTTGAAACCAAGCCAATTCCTATCAGGATGGGACCGCCAAGGCCCAAGGCCGTTCCGATCAACGCCGCAGCCTCAAGCACAGGCCCCGGCAATCCCGCGAACCACTCGATTACCGTGCCGATCTGCTTCACCACCTCTTGCAGCGCGGGGATAACCTTTTCGATCATGGCGGGGATCAGAACATTTACAAATACGGGCATCAACTCATTGGCGATTGCAACGCGCAGGCCTTGAAAGCCGTTTTGCATTTCGTCCAGCTTGTCGCCAAACTTCTCCGAAGCGTTTAGCGCCTCGGTTGACATGACAATCCCCAACTCGTGCGCGCGGTCTCGCATCTTTGCAATCTCGCCAGACGATCCAGCCAGCTTGCCGCCAAGGTCCGCACCCGACCGCCCCAGAAGGTCAGTTGCCACAGCCGCCGCAATCGCCGGATCTTTGGTATCCGAAAGCGTTTGCAACATCTTGCTGAAAGCCGCTTCGCTTGTGACCGTGCCAGACGCCAATTCCGATTGGGAAATGCCGATCTGCTCAAAAGCCGTGATCGCCGACTTTGACCCCATCTGCGCTTCGCCAAGCAGCTTGGTTACTCGCGTCATTCCGGCTGCTAGTTCATCCTTTGAAACAGCCGCAACCTGACCGATAGCGAAAGCCATCTCTTGGAAATAGTCGGTAGACACGCCCGCGCCGCGCGCAAACTTGGCCGTGGCATCGCCCGAATCCGCCACGTTCTTTGTAAGCGCAAAAGCAGCGCCAGCCGCCGCCGCGATGCCAGCCGTGGCAATTGACAGCCCCGTGCCAAGTCGCACAGCATTATCACCGAACTTGTCCAGCCCGCGTGCGGCCTTGGCAGACGCGGCCCGCAGGCCATCCATCGCGCCCTCGCCCCGCGCCATTTGCCGGATCAGGGGGCCAACATCCGCCGTCACATCAATGGCGACTTCACCGACTACCTTTGCCATTTACCAGAAGTCCCCGGTGTCATTACCATTCAACATGTCGCGGATCGCCTTTTTATCTTGCCCCGATAGACGGGAACGCTTCGCCTGATCCCCGTCCGCAAGCGTCTCATAGAGCCACCAGAAATGACGGGGAGGCATTTGCCAAAACTCGGAAGGGGCTATCCCGAGTGTTTTGACCGCGATTTGGAACGCGGTTTTGACGAAGCGAAAGTCTCCCCCGGCGCGTCACCGCCGCCGCCATCGGTTGATCCATCAAACAAGACCGCAACAAGCTGTTGCATCGCGTTCACCGCGAATATCTCTTTGACCTGATCACTATCACCACCATTCGCAGCCCGCATGATTGAGGCGTCAATCTCCCGCTTAACCTCAACGTCAGAAACCTTCACCCCGGCGAAGCGGAGCAGAACGCCCATTGCCATCGCAAGCGTGAAGAACTTCGGCTTCGTTGCGAATGACTGCAATTCGGCAAGCGTCACGACCTCCTCAAGCGCCGCGCCAGCTTGAAATGCGCGGCTTTCAGGGATGCGAACATCCTCGCCTTTCCACTTCAAAACAATGTCTGGCATTATGGCGTCACCACCCAAGTGATCGGGCCTGAAGATGCAAGCGTCATGCTGTATTCGCCAGCGCCATCATGTGCGGCCTCAATTTCATAAGACGAAAAGTAAAATTGGCCCGACGCTGTGCCGATACCCTCGATGCGGACTTCGTATTGCCCAAGAAGCGGGGTTGTCGCGCCAAGCGCCTGCCCGATCAGGCCAGGCCCATCAATCAAACCGCTGGCGGTAATGTCCACCGAACTAACGCTGGCTTCATTATGCAACTCGCGCCAACCCGCGCTTGACTTATCGGTCACGTCAATGGATTCGTTGTTAATGCTGATGCTGTCAGAGCGACCACCAGCGACAGCGACGGCGCTTGGCCCCGTGCCTGCATAAACCTTGATCTTTCGACCTGCTACCTTAGCCATTGCCTAAACTCCTGTCAGACAGTTTCGATTAATCCGCGATATTCGCAGACGCCGTGGAATGACCCGTCACTGACGCGGGTTACATCGCTCATTTCCCGCCGAAGCAGAATTAGGCTTTGTCCTTGGATTTCGATTTCGCCATTGTGCATCCGGGCATAGACTTGCCCTTGAATGTCCTTGGTCTCTTTCATGGATGCCGTGCGGCTGCGAGTGTGAATGCGCGCCACAAAATCAAATCCGTTGCGGTCTTTTGCATCCATCGGGGCGAAGACGATTGCGCCGACCTCCACATAGGGAAACACGGCAAGCGAGGCCCCGTCAGCGGCTTGCGGGGCCACGTCGTAGGCGCGCAGGCCAAGCGCCTGTAGCGCGCTAAAAAGCGCCCTCTGTGTCTCGAACTCTGCGGGCATGGTTAAACCTTTGCAGCCTTGGCGGCTTTGCGCGCCTTGCGTGCCATCGCGCTCGTAAGCTTGTCAGCGTAGACCTCAAGATAGCGCGACTGAATTTCCGCCTTGGTAGCCTGCAATGCTTTTAGAAACATTGCGTCTTCGCGCCCGTCAGGGCCTTGGCCGTATTCCCGAAAACGCCAGTAAAAACTCTTGCGATTGGTGTTGGCGACAACCTCGGCTTTCAGAACGTCGCGCGACCCGCGCGCCCGCTTATGGCCGATGCCAGCTTTTAGGTCGCCATCATCGCTTGGGGCGTTAGCTTTCGCATCTGCCGACATGCCCTTTGCCAGATCAACCACCGTTGCGCGCATGATGTTGGTCGCCTCATTTGGGGCCAATTCCAGCAGGGTCCGCTTTACGTCCTCGATACCACTGATGGTGATGGTCATAGTCCTTTGGTCCCATCAGGTCCGACACGGCGCAACATTTTCCTATCGTCTGAAAAATCAATCGTCGGTCTCATTGCGCCACCCCGCGTTCAGCGTCGACCCACATTCTCAACTTGCGCGACCCATAGCGCCGGATGACGCGGATATTGTAAAACGCACCATCCCAGATCAGGCCATCAAGTTCGGTTAGGTCGGATCTGCCGTAAACCTCAAAAGTCGTCATCTGCGTAGCGTTCATCCGGCCCTCGCCTTGGCCCTCGCGCGCGCCCTTGAAGCTAACAGCAGCCCAGACAATGGCATCTGTCGGCACGTTGCCCCAAGCCTCGGTGACACCGCCGCCGCCGTCCGGGGTGGCTGTCTTGCGGCGGAATGTAATCCGCTGATCCATCGCGCCCGCAGTCAAATTCGCCTCCATCGGATCGCGTCGATTATCGCGCCAAGGGCAAGCGGCATTTCATGCCCGCTTTCGCCAACAGCCGAGCGGTTCTCATACCAATGGCCGACAAGCAGTTTCACGGCCATCTGTGCCACAGGCAGCAAGCCGGGCCGCATCTCGCAAACGAATGTCACGTCGCAAGCCTCCGTGACCTCGACGCGCGGCCCCAAGGCCGTTGCCGTGATCGCAAGAACAGCAGGCCCCGCCTGATAAGCGGCCGTCGCCAGGGTTACGTCGGGCATCGGCAGAACAACGCCGCCAGCACTCACGGACACGCGCCATTCCTGCGCGCCGATGCACCGCCCCAATACGCCAGTCCAGCCGTCCAGATGTGCAACAGCAGCCTGTGTCATCGCAGCAATCAAGGCTCCATCTTCGTCATTCGTCACACGCAGGTGATCCTTGACGGAATGAAGCCATACGACTGAACCAGTCGGTGCGGTCACGAGAATTGGGGTCATTGCGGGGCCTTCAATCTACTCAGAGAAAGGGGCGAGTTTTCCCCGCCCCCTCTGTCAGAAAAGATCAGGTGGCGGAAACGCGCATCAGCTTGATAGCGTTTGTGTCGAGAAGGCGACCGCCGACACGCTTTGCCATCGGCAAGCGAACCCAGCCCACTTTGGTGATCTCATCGCGCGCCATCCAGATGCCGGGAATGTCCGCAATGAGGTAGCCCTTGCTGAAGTCACCGAAGGCAACCGGGAAAGTGCCCGCGCCGATATTGGGCATGTCCTCGGCAATCGTGATCGCCTTGCCGTCAATGGTGTCGCTGTCAGCGGCGCTGACTGCCGGGGTGAGCAAGTATTGCCCCGTGGTGTCTTTCACCTTGGCCAGAGTCGCCAACACGATGCTGTTCATCACCCACCGCGCTCCAGCCCGATAGCCTGCTTTCAAGGTGTATTGCAGATCCTTGAAAGTATCGAAGGGGTTGGTTGCAAGCGCTGCGGCCTGCCCGGTGATCACAGCCTGCAAGGTGCCAAACGCCCGCGCGGCGTCTGCCGTCAGAACGGGTGCCGGGCCAGCCAGAAACCCGGTCGGGCGGTTGGTGCCGTTACCCGAGACAAAAGCCGTTCCCTCAGTGATCGCGAACATTTGCGCGCCGCGATCAGCAAGCCATGCCTCAACGTCGAAAAAGAGATCGTTGATCGAATGGCGGGTGGCCTCGGGAACAGCCGAGATTTCCCCGAACGTCGGGACAACATCATTGAGGTTGGGCGTCGCGGTTGCCAGGGTGCGCGTGCCGATTTCGCCGACCCACTCACCGCCAAAACCGTTGCTGTCCACAAGCTCGTGATAGTCGGTCGTGCCTGTCTGAACCACGCGGGCAATCTGCCGGATCGGCGAAATGTCCTGAATCTGCTGCATGATCTGCGCGGCAATCACCTTGGGCAGCGCAAAGCCGCCCGAAGCGCCGACAGCCACGCGAACATCAGCCGCTTTCTCTTGCAGGCTGAACAGACGCTGATCGGCGCCGCCATTCGCGCCCTTGCGCATGTAGTCGAGGAAGGCAGCTTTGTGCTCGTCTGCGGCAGCAGCGGACACAGGGCCACCGGGTCGACCCACCTTGGTCTCGATTTCGGCGAGGCGCGCTTCAAGCGCCTTTTGCGCCAGTTCGCCTGCCTGCTTGGCAGCGAGACTGGTGGCCAGGTCGATCTCCATGCGCGCAAGCTTCTGATCGGTCACAACATCAGCAGCTTTCACGCCGTCCATTTCAGACCGAATGGCCGAAATGGTCTTGTTGCCCTCCTCGATGAGGGGCTTGAGGTCTTCGAGAGACATGGTAAATTCCTTATAAGGGATCTGGACGCTTCACATCGTTCGGTCCAGGGGTGCCACTTGGGCGGTTAAATTTCGGCCCGTGCCCTAAGCAACCGAGCCAGTTCATCCGCACCATCGACAGCGCCGCGCGTGTCCTTGATGCCGTAATACCCGTCCGCCAGAAGCTTCCGGGCTACCGAACGGGAAAACCCAGCGCGAAGCGTGAGCATCCGTTCAATCTCGTCGCGCGGCATGTCAGCAGCCTTCACCGCGTCAACGCGTGCCATCTCGTTCATCGGGAAAGTCACAAGGGACACTTCCCACAAATCCGCCTGCATGATGATCCGCTTGCCGTTGCGATCCATGCTCTTGACGATGCGATAGCCGATTGACAGCCCGTCAATCGCGCCCGCCTTGGCCAGTTCATAAGCCTCGGCACCCTTGCGGATGGTCGTCAGAAGCCGCCCCTTGACGCGAAGCCCCTTGCCGTCCTCGGCCATCTCATCCCAGACGCCGATCACGTCAGCAGCGTCGTGCTGCATGAGCATCTTCACCTTGCGCCCGGATTGAAGCGACGTGGTGAAAGCGCCTTGCGCCACAATGTCGTTGCCGTTGTCCGTCACATCAAAAACCGAGCCGTAGCCTTCGATCACGCCTTGATCGTCAGCCTTCCACTCCAGTTCAAGGTGCTTGTATTCCATTGGTTGCCTCCTGGGGATGCATTGCACCCCGTGAAACCGTATTGGCCCAGCCATCAGACACAGGATTAAGCCCCATTTCGGCCCGGATTTCGTTGACTGTCATCCATGCGGACTGCCCACCGGCGCCAAGCGCCTTGGTGTAGTAATCGGCCTGATCCTTGAAGTCGCCGCGGAGAAGGTTGCGCTCATCAAGATCAATCGTCAGGCCGGTTACGTTGCCCAGAATGTCGCGGTTTGCCGCCTGCTCAAAGCGTTCGATCCACGGGCCAAGCGTGTGAATGACGTGCATCCTAAACATCTGCTCGGCGCTGGCATACGTCGCGGCTTTATCGGCCTGCATCAGCATGATCGGCTGAACCCGAAGCGCCCGCGCGATCTCCTCAATCTGCAAGCGCCGCGTTTCAATGTGCTGCGCGTCAACGCTCGTCATCGTCATCGAAGAAAACTTTGCGTCACCGTCCAGAACAGCAATTCCGCCATCGCCGTTAGGCCCGTAGCGGTCTTGCCATGTTTCGCGCAGCTTCTGAGCCGTCTCCGGTGCTAATTTCTGTGCAAAAGACAGGATTCCCGAGGGTTTACCGCCGTTGCCAGCCAGCTTTGATTGTTGCTTCTCCAGCGCGCGGGAAAGCCCGATCGCCTCGCGCGCCTGCCGCACGGCGGGTATTGCCTTGAACCCATCCAAGGACGGGCCGCGAAGGTAGAAAACCTGGTCCAATTCAAAGAATTCGTGCGACTTGTCCGAGTGGTCTACCCTGATATTAAGGGTCCAGTCGGACCGCTGCTCAACCGACCATGACCCAACCGGGACTGGAAGCAGCTCCCGGACCTCTCCATTTACTACATTCTTGATCGCAATCGCGCCCTCGCCGAGAACCGCGTTGAAAATCATCCCCTCGCGAAACTCATAGGACGTTTGCCATGCGTTCGGTCGCACAGCCAACAGCCGGTGTGCCCAATGGTCGGGCTGCTGCTGCCATACGCTCAGGCCGGAAGCTTCATCCTGAGATACGGACATAACCCTGACGGGCATTTGCCCAATGCCCTCGGCGATAACCCTTGCGCCGCAAAAAACTGCCGTCACATCAAGCGCCGTGCGCTCGTTTACAGTCTCGCCCGAGTAAGTGCCCCACCCGATCCATCCAGCCATCGCGCCGAGCTGGCTGACGGTGTAGGTCGTGCTTTTCTTCAGCCATCCAAACATCAAAGCACCATCAACCCATTCTCTTCGATATAGGACGGCAGGTGAACGCCAGCCCGCGCCGTCGCCGCGCCAACAGCCATCGCCAATGCAACTGCCATGTCTATCCTCGCCGTCGACTTGTGTTTTGTAAACCGCCGCAAATCCGCTGGCGAACGGTCAAACGTAGCCGACATGACAGCCGACCGAAGCGCCGGGTTAACATGCACCCTGATCCGCTTTTCCATGATCAGCGTTTCCAGTTCATCCACCGAACCCGGCATCCAAAGTTGGATTTCCTCGCCGTCATCAGTCTCGCGCTTGCGTTTATTCCAGCCCTGCGGATGGTCAAGGATTGGCAGGCTTGCGCCCATGTCGCCAAGGATGCCCTCGAAGTCGCCAATCAGGTAATTGTCATACGCCACGAAGTCCAAATCATAGGCGTCCGCATCGTCAAGCAAATCCTGCGCGACAAAATCCAGCCGCGTTTTCTTGCCCGGCGTGGCGGTCACATATCCAGCCTCTGCCCACAAGTGATAGGGCGCACCGTCCTTCTCAGCCCGTGCCAGCATCGTGTCCGCTGGCGTGTAGCCGTGAACGAAAGCTGCAAAATTGGGCTTCCCGTCTTCGGTCTGCCCGTCATCAAACAGCAAAGCCTTGGCGGTAAGGTCGGTCTTGGCCGAAAGATCGAGACCACCCCAACACTTCTTGCCCGCAAAGTCCTCAATCGTCAGGCCGGGGTCTTCCACCGACTGCCACATGTCGCGGCTGATCCACGCCGATTCCGCATCTGTCCATTGGCAGAAGTGCAAGCGCCGGATGCCGTTTGCCTTCGCCGCAATGTCCTTCGCCTGCTTGACTTGGATTGCCAGATATTCGGCTGTAATCGTCACGCCCAGAAGCGGGTTTGCCTTAATCCAGCAGGATGGGTCAGTGAAGGGATCGTCCTTGTCGTCAAGCGCGCAGACATAGGCGAAGGCCGTGTCGTCATCGACCTCGCCCGCCGCAACCGCAACCGCGTGCTTGCGTTCCTGCCAGCAAATGCTTTTACGGTCGCTGCCCGAGTTGGTAATCATCACCAGCAACGGCTGTTCCCGAAACTTGAAACCTCGCTCTAGGATCTCGATCACGCCGCCGTCAGGATGCTCGTGGACCTCATCACAAAGTGCAAAATGTGGACGCGGCCCTGAACCTGTCTTTTTCGTTTCACGCGATACCGGGCGAAAGAAACTGCCCGACTTCATGTGCGCCAAGTTGTATTCCCGGCCCGGCCCGCCAGATCTGCGGATGACCCGATCCAGCGCCGGGGCCTTGTCAACCATGCCGACAGCATCACGGAATAGAATGCCCGCCTGCTCCTTTGTCGCGCCTGCCGCATAAATCTGCGCCGCGGCCTCGCCGTCCGATACCATGCCATAAAGACCAATCGCGCCGACGAACGGTGAGTTATGGGTCGGAACCATTTCGCGCCCGCAAAGGAACATGCTGTCGGCAGAGTTCACAGTGATGCATCGGACCGCAACGCTTGGAACCGGGCGGCACGCAACGATGCGCCGATCTGATGAAAGCCTGCGGCGTTCGTGTGCTTTTACCTGTCTCTCTGCCTTCCGGGCCAGCTTGAATACGGGGGTGTCCCAAGGCGCGAAGAAACACACCCGATACTTTGCGCTGATGTCCCTGCCATTCAGAGTGGCGCGACCTTCAATCAAGCTAGCCTTCAACCCAAGAGAAAGAGCCAGTTCCAGAACGCCGTCGGCGAGCGACTTGTTTGTCGCCGTGTATTCGCACTGCCCCGTCTTTGCGATGCTGCCGTCTGTGTCCATCAAACCTTGCAGTAGAGCCAAACGCTGCGCCTTGGACCCGCGAAGGTATGCCTGTGGGATGTGCTTATTTCTCAAGACAGACAGGCTGCGCAGCCGCTCCATAAGTGTGTTGCCGCGAACGCCGCGACCCTCGCTAAGTGAATAGCGGCCAGTTGTGTTCGAGTGCCGTTTCTGCTGGAGCACAGCCTGACCGCAAGCTGCAATCTCTTCTAAGATTTGGTGGTCGTCATAGGCACAGGTCAGACGGGCGCAGTCGCTATCACCATCCCCCAGCCAAGCGCCCAGAACATAAGGTGGAACAGTGAAGGACGCTTCTGGCAAATCAAGCGCGCCACATAGTGAAACGCTATGGTTGGCAGATTGATATTTCCCGTTAGAGTTTCGCAGGGTTTCCGCAATCTCGCGCGTCGTTTTGATTGTTACGCCGCCCGGTTTAGGCCTGCGGTGTTCAGTCTCCCAAAGGTGTTCGGCAGACGCAACAATCACCGCGCCGTCGTCAAACTTGACCTCGTAGCAGTCGCGGTCGAACGAAAAGGGATGCGCGTGCGAGACGCGGCACGGTTTCCCGTCGCTGCCTAGCACTTCATCACCATCGGACAGCGCGCCCATTGTCGTCCAGCCTGTTGGCGTCGGGATAGGTGTATCAACCGCCAACGCCTTGCCGTTTCCCTTGCCTTGCTCGATGTAAGCCCGGCGAAACCTTCGCTTGCCAGTCTTGGCCCACTTCCACCCGAACAAAGAACCAGCCGTGAATTGCTGCGAAGGCTCAAGGTTGAATGGCCGACCGTCAAACTGGCCGTCACTCAGCCGCAGAACCGTGCCGCAGAACCGATAGAACCTTTCAGCCGCCGCTGTATCCCACACCAGCCCGCGCTTTGGCCCGTCGACCAGATCCCGCATATGCCGCGCGCACGCATCCCGAACGTGCGGCCCCGCTACGATCTCGCCCGCGATGACCGACTGCGCGTAGGCTGTCGCCGGGTCAGTTGATAAATTCATCGGCGGGATCTTGGCCTTCTTCATCCGGCGCTTGCACCTTGCTACGATCTACCGGCGTCCCGCCCATAGAACTCAACAACATTCTCATTTGCGCAAACACCGCGACCGGGCATTCGGGGTCAGTGTCAATCACGCTTTGCAGCATAACCGCCAGCCCAACCACGCGCCGATCCGACCTGCCAAGCCAAGGCATGTCCTCGTTGAACTCATTCCAGATTTCCACCTGGTCGGGCGTGAACCGCTTAGGCGCCGGGCCGAGCGATTTAACCTTAGGCTCCTTGCGATCTGCAAATCGGCCAGCGTTCTTAGCTACTGCGCCAGTGATCTTTGCCACCGCCTGCGGTAGCCTTGGACGGCCTGCCATTTCAAAAGCTCCATTTTGTGGACGTGTCAAAAAGGCTTTCCACACCGGTCCCCCGTCGAGTCTTTCCAGACTTTCGCCCCCCCCCTGCCCGTTAATTCACCGCCCACCATGCCTTTACGGCCTCGATTTGGCTGTGCATTGCCTCTTTGCGGTCTGGATCTGCCTTGATACGGGCGATGCAAACGCTTTCAGGCGTGCGCAACAGATGGATTGTGACGTTTCCGAGCGCATCTCGCCATGCGTTGCGCTCGTCTTGGGTTGGTGCGGTCGCGATTAGGTAGCATATGCCGTTTGTCTTTCGGCTCAGTGCGCGTATTTCCACGTCACGCAGGCTGAACGCGGCCCGGTATATCTCTTTTCTTGTGTCCCACTTCGTTCCGCCCACTCGCTCTCGCAGCAGATCGAAGTCGATCACCGTGTCTTCGGTCTTTGCGTTGGCCTCGATGTAAGTTGACTTGCCTGCCGCTGGTGGGCCTGACACCAGCACCACAGGAATGCCGCTTGGCCTCACGCCGTCTGGTATGCTGTAGCCCCACCGCTTCGGGCCGGTTGGCCACCCGTCTGCGCTGATGGTTATCTTGGCGCGGCCTGATCCGCGTTCGATTGCGCTCTTGGCGTCGTGGCAGTCGCGGCACAGGCTTTCGAGGTTGCCTGGCTCGTCGTCGCCGCCCTTGGACTTAGCGACGATGTGGTCGACTGCGTGGTCGTAGGGCTGCAAGCCAAGTGGTGTCAGTCGTCCGTCACGATTGCAGGCTTGGCACAGATACATGTCGCGCTTGAGTATCGACAGGCGCAGCTTGGTCCATGCTGTTCCGTATCCACGGTCATGGCGTGATCCGTGGTTGCCTTTCCATCCGCCGTTGGGTTTAGTGACAGGATCATCCACAGGAGACCCACATGCGCATTATAGTCGCCTTTGCCTTTGTCGCTTCACTTGCCGCCTGCGTCCGCACCATCGACACGCCCGCCATCACGGGATTCAATGGCGACATGGTGTTGCTGCAAGGTGCTGGGCTATACGCTGGAGGCGCGCCTTTGCCAGAGCACACCGAGGCGGCTCAGGAGTTGTGCGCCACGAGGGACAAGGACGCGCGCTTTGGATCGTCGCGCCGCGTCGGCGAATTGCGCCTGGAATACACGTTCATCTGCCTTTGAGGGCAGCGCATCACTTGAGGTTGTAATACAGCACAGCGCCGTCTTTGCCGGTGATGGCAACGCGTTCTTGCGCGGCGGGCTGTTCGTTAGGGCCGAAGGTTGCGGTGCCTGCGCCGATTGCAGACACGATCAGCACGGCCTTGACGATTGCGAGCAATTCCATGTGGGCCTCGTGGTGTTGGGGGAAACGCAAAAAGCGGCCACCTTTTCAGGAAGCCGCCTCGCATTGTATCCACCCTACCACCGATTGTGCTGCTGTCAAGGGGTTGTGTGTAGTTGGCGCAGCGCCTCCACCGCCAGCTTGCCAAGCGCGGTTGGGCTGCGGTCACGCCAGAGCGATGCGTCACCCATGAAGCCGTCAAGCGCCCCGCGCAAGGCCCAGATCATCTGCGGGAATGTCATCGCCTTCATGCGCGCATCCCATGCGGCCCATACTGACTTGGCGGCTGCAACGCGCTCGTCATGCGTGCGCATGTCCACCCGCAGGGATGGGTCGGTCTCCAGCCGATCAGGGATGAAGCCAATTGCCGCGCCTTGCGGGTTGCCGGTCTGGCCCACGTAGATCATGCGATAGTTTCGGTGCGCCGCGCTGATCGCGCCCCATGCGTCCAGAAGCTGTGCGCGCTCGTCGCCGTGGGTCAGGTGGACAATGCAGCGCCCCAGGTCGGTTTCCTGCGCGGGATCAAGCGCGTCCTTGCCGGTTAGGCCGGTATGGCGCTCACGGGCGGCTAAGGCTGTCATGCGTGCATCCTCCGGTGGTTGGTTGGTGTGGGTTCGGTCGCGGCCCGATGGGCGCTGGCTGACGGATTGACCGCCCGCGAGGCTGATGGCGCGCTTGCGGGCGCGGCGTTGGTTCTTGCTGATCATCGCGCGCCCAAATCCTGCGCCACAGCGCGGTTACTGCCCTTCCGGGCATCCGCACCGCCTGAAACGCGACCTGCCCCCGTGTCGGCGCTAAAAGCCGGGTTTCCCGTCAATCTATCGGCCATGGGTCGGTTCCTTTGCTGCGTGTGATGCCCGCGCGGCGGTCCGCCGTGCGCAGACGCTTGCCGAGTGCGTAGCTGCGGAACCCGTTTTGCGTGCGCTGCCGTGGGTCCATCGTGCTGTCGGACATGACGCCCTGCGGGATGATCGTAGGCTCGGGGATGGCGGCGGGGTCGATGCCGTATTCAGCCGCAAGGCGCGCGCGGTCATGGGCGGTCATATCAATCGCTCCTGTCGTGATGGCGCACAGGCTGGCGAAAACCAAAGCGTTTCGCGTCCGGCATTTTCACGACCGCGCCCATCCCCTTGTGAGCCAAACCCGCCGTGCGCTTTCCATGCAAATGCAGACCAATCGCCGGGCATTGCGTGCTCGGTGTCGTATCCTGCAAGGCAGATCAGCATATCGGGGCGCTTACCTGCCTCTATTGCCCAATCCCGTGCAGCGGCGGCGCAATCATCCTCGGTTGCGTAAACGGATGATCGCTCGGCCATCGCATAGGGCGGATCGAGGAAAACGGCGGTTTTGCCATGCCGCCACGTTACGCTGTCGCCAGTCACCCGTGACCAATCGCCGTGACAGACGCGAACCATACGCAAGCGGTCGGCAAGGCGGGTAAACATATCGGCAATCCCCTGCCCGGATGAAAGGTGTGGCATTTGGCGGTTGATCCCCCGCCCGGCGTCGCCAAGGTGTGGCATTTGGCGGTTGATCCCCCGCCCGGCGTCGCCAAGGTGGGGCATTTTGCGGTTGATCCCCAGTCCGGCGTCTTTCAAACATTCCTCCCCCGTCCATTGCCACGGGCCATCGCCAGACGCAAAATTGCCACCAATCCAGGCGCAAATCCCCCACACCCACCAGCCTGCGACTTGCGCGTCGTAACCGTTCGGATTTCCCAAGCATCGCGCCAATCTTTCCCGGCCTTCGGTGATCAGCCAATAATGCCGCGCGGCAAGATCGGCCTCATTTACGGGATAGTCAGCCCATCGCGCCACATCATCAGGCGCGGCCTGTATTGCGCGCCAGAAATTCGCTACATTGCCATCGGCGTCGTTAATCGTCTCAACTTTGCCAATCTGAGGCCGCGCCAGCAAAACCGCGCCCGACCCGAAAAACGGCTCGACATAGTTTTGCACATCGCCAAACCGCCGCCATATTTCATCAGCTACTTTTCGCTTTCCGCCAAACCACGGAAACGGGGCTTGCAATGTCATTCCATCCACCGCACCAACTCGACCCAATCGTCAACCACGCCCAGCATCTGCGCCTCACTGTGCAGCCACGACGTAGCCGCAGGCCACCCGTCACGATCCATCGGCGTGTTGTGGTGCTTTGCCCAGACCCAAGAATCCAGCCGATCGGCAAAGTGCAGCCATCGCGCGTCATGTTCGGGAAGGTCTGGAAATGCCCCGAATATGGCCTCTAGCGCATCGCGTTCGATTTTAGCCAGCCACACCGCCAGATCGGGATACTTGTCCTTTACCGTGGCACTCACGTCGCCCACGGCCCATTCCCCGCCGTCATGGATCAACGCGGCGGTCATCAGGTCGAGCGTGATCTTGGGATGCAGCTTCCTGAGGTAGCAGGCCACGCGCCACTGGTGGCCTGCGTTGCGGTCATTCGTGCCGGATAGCCAGCAATTCGTATGCCAACGAATGACCTGTCCCGCCTTGAGGATGTCAAAGATCGCGCTCATTCCCGCGCCTCGATCTTGGCGTCATGCTTGGTCGCGCGCCACAACGCGTATTTGCCCCCGTTTTGGATGACACAATCATATTCGATCTGGCCCGTGCGGCTCATCTCGGACAGGAACCCAGATGCGTTCTGCATGGATTGGAACAGGCCCTTCTGGTTCATGTGCGCGAATATCTCGCGGGTGGATCTTTCACCGTCGCCGATGAATTGCAGCACGGCGTCAAAGCGCTGTTGCTTCATCTGCATCTGCTTTGCCTGGTAGGCCATCAGCTTAGGCCCCATCGCGGTTAGCGTGACGGCGGGTGCAGCGCCGGGCCTGCGGCCATTGTCGCGCTCGGATGCGTGCGCGGTTTTCCGCATGTGCGCCGACAGCATGGCGCGCAGTTCGGGCGTCACTTTGGACGGGTCAAGGTTGCGGATCAGGGCTTGGATGTTGGCGGTCATTGTGCTGGTCCTCAAAATGGAATTTCGTCGTCAAGCGCGACTTCAAGCGCGGTCGGCTGGCGCACGGCGGAAATGGTCGCGCCGGGGAAGGCGGTCTTGATGGCGTCGACGGTTGGCAGGCTGTCCTGATAGCCCTGCAACAGGTGCGCGACCTCTTGCATGGTCAGGATGGTCAGGCCGGGGTGCGCGGCTTTGGCGGCGGGCCAATGCGCGGTATCTCGGATCAAGCCATAGGTCAGGCCGCAGGCTTGCAGCTGCCACACGTCCGATGATGCCTGAGGGCACCCTGCCGCCGCTGCTTCGGCATCCATGGCGGCAAGGCCTCGGATGCAGACAGCGGCCCAAGCGGCGGTGTCGGTCGGGTTGGATGCGTCGTAAGCCTCGTTCAACCTGCCGACGCTGAAGGCGTATTTTTGGTTCATCTCGGCACTGACCAACTCGGGCAGTCGGTCGACGCCCCATTTCAAATCCATGGCGCGGGTTGCAGTATCCAGCGGGCCAAGCGCGAAGTCTGATTTGATTTCGTCGGGTGTCGCCTTCGGATGGATAAGGCGGTCGTCTTTCCGCTGTCGTTGGGGGGCGCGCTGCGTCATGCCAAAGCCCCCGAATTTTGAAAGGGCACAAGGCACAAGTGTTTCCTATTCCGCTGGTGTTTCTTGTATTCTTCTCTTTTTCCCTCTTTTTGGCCCTTTTTGGCTGTTTTTCTCATTTCAGCTCTACCCCCCTCTTTACTTGTGCCCTTGTGCCCTTTTGTAAGAAAAAAAATAGAAAACAGCAGCTTATGAGGGCACAAGTTAAGATTCCAACTTGTGCCCGACTTGTGCCTTGTGCCCAAAAGGGCACAAGCATGGCTTTCAGCTTGTGCCCTGCTTTCAAAGGTCATTTTGCCCCTCCGACGTGTCTAGAATTGCCCGCAATTCAGCGGCTGTTGCACCGCCCAAAAGGGCCGATTTCTTGAACCAAAGCCGCCGATTATTGCCTTTCCATTTGACTGTTCCGGGCAATGCCACCCACCCCGCGCTTGCCAGTGCGCGTGCCATCCGGCTGGTGTTCAGACGTTGTGCGGTCGCACCCATGATCGCTTGATTGAGGCAATCTGTTGCCAGCAGGTTTTCGGTGACGCCATGCCAGCCAAGGGCGATAGCTTCTTCAACGTCGATCTGGTCTGGCGTTCTGGTCGACTGGATCATGGCTTGCTTGTGCGCGGTGATCTCGGGCCCGGCCACGCGGTCAAACGTGTCTAGGGGCACGTTCAGCAGCCAGCCCCGGATAACCTCGGGCTCTTGGTCAATCGCGCCGTGCAGGGCATCCCAATATGGCTTGTCGAACTCGGCAAGCATGGCGGCGCGGTCGTCAAATCTGGTCTTGAACACACCCCATCTTCGGTCGCCCTCATCAAGCGCGAGGGCGTCCATGTAGTTGGTCAGGGCCAGATAGTTGGTGACGTTCTTTACCTGCTTGCCGTCTTTACCCTTTCGCACCACTTCCACCGAGTCGTTGGTTATCAGAGGTTTCAGCTTGTTCATGGCGTCGTGTCGGCTGTTGCCGTGAACCCTGATTTCCTCCAACACCTTGACGCATGACCCTTCGGCCCATCCGGTGAAGTCTGAAAACATGGTTTCGGGGCTAACCGGGCCCACGTTCATCGTGCCCATGGCGGCGGTCAGCATCTTGGCAAGTGTGGTCTTGCCGTCTCCTTGCACGCCCACGATGATCGGGGCCCACAGGATCTTTACGCCGGGGCGCCTGACGTTATGCGCCATCCATTGAATGATGATCGCGCCGGCTGGGCCCAATATGTTCAGGATATGGCGCTCGCAAAGCTGCCAAGCTGGCTTGGCTTGCCATTCTGGATCGGCCTTGGGCACGCTCTTGCCCATGTAGCTGTTGATAAAGGGGATTCCCCCACTCATGACGTGCAGATCGCCTTGCAGGTCGGGCCGATACATCGTGCTATGGGCGATAGTGCCGTTCAGGTATTCCACCAGCGTCTTGGCGGGCGGATACTTCTTTTCGGTGACGCCGTCCTTTGTTGGTATCAGCACGGGTCCGGTGATCGGGGCCATTGCCAGGTTGAAGGCGTTGACGCCCATGATGCGCCCGGTCGGGATATGGTAAAATTCGTTGTCGCCTGACAGGAACGCCCATTCTTTCAAGGCCCGCGCCTCTGGGGTTAGTGCATCGTCTGGCGTTGCGGCGGGCGGGTTGTCCGGGTTTGCCTCGGGGCCCGCCTCTGGCCTTGTCTTGGTCGCGGCTTGCGGTGCCGGACCTGGCGGGCCAAAGTCATCGCCGATTGGCATTTCCAGCGCGCCATGCACGGGCCCGACTGTCGGTGGGTTGATCTCACGCCCGTATGCCCTCACAGCGGCCTTGTAGTCGCCTCTGTGTTCATAATGAACGAACAGGTCAAAGGCATCGCCATAGCAGCAATGATCCTTTACCGCGCCGATAGCTGCCGCCATGTCGGAACCGGACAGGGATACCCATGTCACGCTGTCAAACAGCCGCACGGCATAGCTGCCGCTGGATTGGTTGGGGCTTTGCCAGTGATCGGATTGACCCTGTTGCTTATACCCGTATTTCGCCATCAGGTTTTGCAGGTCATGGCGTTCGTTGAACACCTCGACCGGGCTTGCATCCTCGTCAGTTAGGCGCTTTGCGCGTGCGGCCTGCCGTCTGTCGGATGCCTCTTGCGCGGCCTCTCCCACGGCGGCACGCAGGGTTTGGCGGCGCTTGCCTATGGCGCTGTCGTCGTTGATCCGCAGTAACGCGCCCCGGTTTAGGTGAAAGTCATAGAACAGCGGCGCGCCATCCGGCCCCCGGCGCTCGGGCGGCACATTGGGCAGGAAAACAAGCTGCCCGGTGCGGTCTAGGGCCCGGTCGCACTTGACGCACTGGAACTGGTAAAGATCGAATATTGCACCTTGGGTTTCCTTGTATTCGGAACCCGGCAGGGGTGGCGATATGAAGGTCAGCACCCGCCACTTGCGATTGTCTGCCGTGGCCGAACTGCTTGAATACACGATGAACGATGCGCCATCGCCAAAAACGGCGGTGGTTGCCTCGACCACTTCGGCAAGCGACGGGTTGCCCTCGTCTATGTCGACTGGCAGGACGTGATAGGCCCCATTGGCCCGCTGTGCCTCGTGGCTGCGCGCATCGTGCCCGATGTAGTCTGACCCGATGAACCAAGGTGCATCCATCTTGGGCAATGATGCCGGGCGCTGCGCAAGTGCGGCAATTTCCTTGCCGGTGATAAACCCATAATCCTTGCCCGCGGATTCGTGCGGGTTTGGAACGTCGCCATCTTTGGTTGATATGACAAGAGCGTGCGTGTCGCTGCCCCCGTTGCCTGTGACCATGCGCGGCCCGACTGTGACGGTCATGTTCATTGTTCGATTAGGTCACAATCGGCGGCTGCGCCCTCGTTTGCGTCCTTTACGGCACAAGAAATCATGACGTGAACCGCCGACCAGCCATCTACGGCGCGCTCCGGCCTGCGTTGCCCTTTGGCCTTATGCGGCCAGAAATTAAGCTCGATTGGCTCGTCCGATCCATCATCCAAAAAGGCTTGAACGTGCCATGGGGCTTTGACGGGGGATGGCTGGAAAAATCGGATATTTGGGTAGCATTCAACAAGCAAATCAAACTGATCGCAGTTTGCACGCTCGAAAGCGTCTCTAAAAAAGTATTGCATCACGCGGCCTTATCCTGATGAAGTGGCCCGGCCCCCAGATCGGGGACCGGACGATTCTCTAGTTGGATGCCCTTAAAAGGGCGCGTCGTTTGGTGCGTCGACAGGGGCTGCAACCCCTGTCGACGCCATTACATGGCTGTCACCGCCCGGCAGATCGTCGACCACGGCGGCATCGCCAAAGTCATCGCCCAGCCCGTCGCCGCCATACTCCGCCTTGGTCACGACAACCGCGTCCAGCAGCAGCGACACGCCGCCCGACTTGTCTTGCGGGTTGACGGATGGGAACGCCAAGACGCGCACATGGCCGACCGAACCGCCCCAGATCTTCTTGTCTGCAAGGTCTTTGTGGTCTGCCCCGACCACGGTTGGTTCTTTGTTCAGCTTGCCGTCATTGGACATTGCGCCCTTTTTGGCCGTGAACTGTGCATCGCCGGTATCTTTGCCCTCGGCGTCTTTCAGCTTTTTCAGGCCGAACACCGTCCCGAAGGCGGGCAGTTTGGTGTTGCGGGTCTGGCAGTCCTGATAGTGCGCTTTCATCTGTTCAAAGATCGGCTTGGCCTCGGTGTAAGGCATGGTCCAAGCCAGCGAATAGCCAGCGCCCTGTGCATTGGCAGGGCAAGGCTCCGAACGCTCGGTCGACGGGTTGTAGCGATACGGCTGGTCAAGGCGGGGCCATGAGAAAGCTACGTTTTTGAATACGAACTTCTTGAAGTCTGGGTTTGCCATTGCGTGTTTCTCCGTGTGGCTCGTGTTGCTGGCAGATGACGCCTCTGCCTTGGCGATACGCGCGGCGGCTTCTTGCGCGCCGTGCAATATGGATTGTTGATCGTCGCGCGCTGCGTCGATGCGCTGCGAAAGATCTGGACTGTAAGCGCCGATTGCGTCGATCAATGTTTGTTCGGCTTGGATGTATTCATCCAAAGCGGCTCTTGTTTCGCAGCTTTCGATTGCCGCGATGACCTTGCGGGAGTGCTGTTCAGCGCGGGCATAGGTGACAAAACGGATGCCCATTTCATCAGCGCCACGCGATACAACATCGGGCTTTTCCATAAAGGTGAAGGGATCGGCCAGCATCACCAGCCTACCGCCGTAAAGCGCGCGTGGATCGCCCGCACGCGGGCCACGTCATCGCGGCAATACTCTGCAATTTTGGCGTGTTCGCCCGCCGCCCAAGCCGCCGCAACCATTGACCCGTCAAAGCCGTCTTTGCCGGGGATGCCCAAGATGCCGCACAGATCGTGCAGGCTTATGCGGTTGGTGCCGCCTGCCCACATGCCCATGGTGTCATTAACGCTTTTATCCCATGGCTTTGGGTCGCGGGGCAGGCAATGCGCGGGCGGCAGGGTGATTCCCAAGACAATCGCGCGCTTGCGCAGGAATGCGATGTCAAAGCCGGTAACGTTGTGACCGACCAGCGTTTCGGCGTGGTAGCGGTCCAGGTCGTTGAAGAATGCCTCGATCACCGCGCGCTCGTGCTGGATCGTTTCGGCATGTTCGCACTTGATTTCGCCGTCGCCTTTCGCCCATGCGATTGTGCAGACGTGACCGCGCCCGCCGTCAAAGCTGGTTTTGGCAAGAAGTTCGGCGGCGGCGGATTCGGCGTTTTCGGCCATCCAAGCGGCGATGGATTCCGGCTTTTTGATCGTGGCGGGCGGCGCTACCTTTTCGGCGAGTTCCATCGCATAGAATGGGTTTTGGCTTGGTAGGGTTTCGACGTCGAAGAAAACAAAATGGTTCATTGCGTCACCTCTGGTGATGTGGCCATCATTTCGGCGGCAAGATAAGCCAGCCCGTCGATGCTGATTTCGGCCCAACCATCGTGGACCGCCGTCCCGCCGAAGGCTCCGGCGATTGCGGCCATGGGCACTGACACAACGGTTCCGGCGCGGTCGAAGCGGTAGACGACGGCGGGAAACTTACCTGCGGCGGCGGCGGCTTTGGCGGCTTGATCGCGCCAAGCTGGCTTGCATGTGCGGCCATCGGCGTATCGTTTGCACTCGATAACGAAGGGAAATGCCGGGTCGTCTGCGATCAGGTCGCCATGGTCGCCAGCGCGGTATTGCTCCAGGTCGCGTTTAAAGGTGATGCCGGTCAGGCCGAAAAGTTGCGCGGCAATCTGGCGTTCAAAGGTTGCGCCTTTGTTTCTGCTATTGGCCTTTGGCGGCTTCATTTTTGGCAACTCCGAATGTTGTTTTGGGGCGGCTTCACAGCGGCCACGCGCCGCCCCGGTTTCGTGGCGAAAGTCCCGCTTGGAACGGACTGCCGCTGAGAATAAAGGCCCCGGCCACGCTGGGAGGAACGCAGCCGGGGGAGTTAGCCGCGCGGGGGAGTGCCGCGCAGCAGGCAGTGTCATGCTGTGCCCATCAGGTATTCAACTGCTCCGGGTATGCGGGCGCAGGCGATGGCGACAAAGGGGCCGGATGGTGCGGACTTGCCAGCCAGCCAATCTCGCGCGGTCCGCTCGTCAATACTGAAGAAGGCGGCAATGTGGGTCGGGCTGGTGCTGATGTGCGACCTGATAAGTCCTGCAAAGCGGTCGGGGAATACGCGCCGGAAGCCGTGCAGATCGGCGGGGAACTCCCCGGATGACAAAGCGGGCGCTTTTGGCGAAAGGTTGGTGACAGCCAAGGAGGCCCGCAATGCTTGACCCATCACGACACATCGCCAGAAGAAAGCGCCGTAGATTTCGTCCGCCTAGACTGATTGCGGGCGTGAACATCAATCATCCATTCCGGGGTGATCTGTATGCCCCGCAACCGCGCCGCTTTCAGGACATGCGCCTGCCAATCGGCGGGGATGCGCTTCGCCGTTGCCCACTTATGAACAGCAGCCGGATTTGCGCCGATTTCATCCGCTAAAGCTTTGCGGGACGGCCATTGGTCGATCAACGACGCTACTGTAAGTTTTTCTAACATGCCCCCAGATAATGGAAGAAGCTTCCATTAGTCAAGAGTGGAAATATCTTCTATTGCGGAAAAAGTGGAGTGCACCCATCATGAACCTATGGAATATTCTCGCAAACCCGAGCCAACGTCCCCGGAAATGGTGACGCCCAGGTTGATCGCTCTTAGGGTCGCGCTCGGCCTGTCGAAGGCCGATTTTGCAGACATGGTGGGGATAGACCGATCCAGCTACAGCAAGATTGAAAAGGCCCATAAGCCCCTACTTCCCAAGGATGCGCACCGCATATGGGAATTATACGCTGTAGACATGAACTTTCTCTACTTGGGACGGCTTGACGGCCTGCCTTCAAGCTTGTCCGCCAAGGTCATAGCCAACCTGAACGGCCAAAAACAGTAAAGCTGTTGAACTCCCACACCAGATTTCGCGCTGACCCAAAACAGTAACCGCGCGCCAGCCGGATAATCCTGCATTTTAAACCCTCGGAAATTTGTTCACGATTTACCCCATGATGGGTGATTTTGGCATTTTGTCAATATTGGAAGTTTCTTCTATTTATGTGTTGACGGTGGAAGAAGCTTCCATTAATTTGAACCCACGCCCAACACCGGGCCGGGGATAACGATGATGACCACGCAAAGCAAAACAGATCAAAAATACGGCAAGGCGATGGGAGCCGCCGCGTTTGCTCGTGGTGTCATTTGCGCCCCGACCATGGACGCCGAACTGCGCAGCGGTCCGATGAACGTCGATATTTTTAAGGGCTGGCATCGCGGATGGATGGAAGCATCCATCGCCGCCTAACCGCCCCCCCGCCTGCCCCGCACGCGGGCAGGCCACCCACCCCCCACAAAGGAGACTGACATGACCGTCGTCCCAGAACTTATACGCCTGCTCCGCGTAGAGGAGCGCCGCGACCCTGTTGATCAAGCATTTTTTGCGCTGAAAAGTTTGTCGAAGGATCAAGTGGATGCGCTGATTGCCATCCTGACCAAATTCAACAAGGACCGCCCCTACGCCCGCCGCGTGTCGGTGTCTCAGGAGCTTGCAAAATGACGATCATACTCACCCGCAACACTGACATTCTTTTCGCCGAAGTCGCGCAACACCTTGCCGCCGACGCGCTGATCAAGCGCGAGTATTGGAACCATGACACCGGCAAGGGCTGCTTTATTGGATGCCTGACGCATTCAAACAATCCCGCGCCAGCTTTCGAGCGGTTCGGCTTGCCCGTTGCGCTTTTGCGCGTTGCGGAGAGTATCTTTGAGGGTTTGCCGGATGCTGATGGCAAGGCGTTTTTTGCAGCTATGCCTTATGCTGTTGCCCGCGATGGCAAAGACCTGAGCCGGGTTGTGTGGGCTTTCCTTGCGGCTGAATTGCGGGCGCTGCCGAAAGTGACCGACGCTATTCAGGCGGTGATTGATCCGGTTATCGCGGGCATGGATTTGCTTGCAAATGGCAATGAGTGGCCAGCCGCCGATGCCGTCCATGCCGCCGCCGATGTCGCCGCCCGTTCCGCCCGTGCCGCCGCCAATGCCGCCTATGGCGCAGATTCCGCCGCCTATGCCGCCCATGCCGCCCGTTCCGCCGCCGCCGCC